CGGCTTTTCGGCCAGCTACGTTGGTGGCGACGGCAAGGCTCTGTTCGCGGCGGATCACCCGCTTGTTTCGGGCGGCACCAACAGCAACCGTCTGACGGCTTCTGACCTCAACGAGACTTCGCTTGAGGCGGCGGTTATTCAGATTGCTGCGTGGACCGACGAACGTGGACTCCTCATCGCGGCGAAGCCCGGTAAGCTCATCGTGCCCCCGGCATTGATGTTCACTGCCAAGCGTCTCCTCGACACGGAACTCCGCGTGGCGACTGCGGATAACGACATCAACGCTCTCAAGGCGATGGGGTCGATTCCCGGTGGCTACACGGTGAACCACTTCTTGACCGATACGAACGCTTGGTTCTTGACGACCGACGTTCCGAACGGCATGAAGCACTTCGTGCGTACCCCGCTGCAGAACTCAATGGATGGTGATTTTGATACTGGAAATGTCCGGTACAAGAGCCGCGAGCGTTACAGCTTCGGATGGAGCGACCCCTTGGGTATGTTCGCTTCGCCGGGTTCGTCCTGATAAAAGTTCTGTAAAATCAGCACTTTATGTTGATTGGGAAGGGGGCCGAAAGGCCCCTTTCTTTTTGTGTTTGACAAGGCCCACACAAATGTGTAGTTTACGTTCTACTTAGTTTTGTAGCGGAGGCTATCGTGAAAGGGCAATTTATTTACAAAATCATCAATACGGTTAATGGAAAGTTCTATGTTGGTAGTACCACTAACACAAGAGAGCGGTTTCGTGGGCATAGAAACAGATTACGAAAAAACCGACACCATGCGACGCATTTGCAATTTGCTTGGAATAAGTACGGCGAACAGGCGTTTGTGTTCCATGTAATAGAAACCATCCCGGAAGGAGAGTCTCTCCAAGCAGCGGAAGACCGTTGGCTTGCCGAGCATGTTGGAAAAGATTATTGCTACAACAAGAGCAGGTATTCAGATTCTCCAATGCGGGGGATTCCGAAAGAACTGCACCCCAACTTCGGTCGTCCTAAGACTGACGCTGAACGCCAAGCCATCTCTCAGTCTTTACGGGAGTTCTACGCGGCTGATCCGAATAACCACCCCCGTGCCGGTAAAAAGCATTCGGACGAGGCTAGGGCCAAGATCAGGGCTGCAATACAGGGCAAGATTGCCTCGGGGGAAAAGCACTATCGGTATGGACAGACGTTATCTGAGGACGTACGTAAAAAGATCGGTGACACCCAGCGAGGCGTAAAGAAAGCGCCCCGCAAGATTACTGAGGAAGGTATGACCAAAATACGTGCCGCCGCTGCAGCAGGGCGGTACAGCCACATGAAAGGTAAGAAACTCAGTATGGAGGTACGGGAAAAGATGAGCCGGAGGGTCTTTGCTATGCCTGACGGAATCACGTTTCCGTCACTAACGGCAGTGTTGGAGTATTACGAAATCAAGATGCCCACACTCCAAAGGGCGTTGAAGTCTGGGAAATCTATTAGTAAGGGGCGTTTGGCGGGGTATGTATTTGCGTATTCTGATGGCGGCATGATTACAGACAACGACCGTGCGTTAATTGAAGCAAAGAAGCGTAGAAAGATCGTTGACTCCCCCACTTCCTAGGCGTATACCAAATTGCTCCTGTGAGAGATTGGGGGGTTGCAAGTTGGCTAGGCTTGTGGCCCCTCTTTTTTAGTGATAAGTTGGCACGCACTTGGTCTTTGGAAGTAGACCGTGCCATACAAAATCGATGTTTGCGGCATTTACAAAATTGTTAACCGGGTAACTGGGCAGTGCTATGTAGGGCAGTCGCAGCGGGCGAAAAAACGGTTGAAAGAACACTTTCGCCTATTACGATGGGGTAAACACACTAATCCTCATTTGCAAAACTCATACAATAAATACGGGCATTCTGCTTTTTACGGTGCAATTGAAGTTGAGTGCCGGAATCTTGAAGAACTTGATCAGTTAGAAAATGCGTTTCTGCAAGGTAAGGCGTGGTTTGAAGAGCCTACCGTGTACAACATTGCTGACTTTGCTAAGGCACCAATGCGGGGGAAGGCGCATTCGGAAGAAGTACGGAAACGGATTCGGCTTGGTAGGAGAGCTAGTACGTTTGATTACCGTAGTCCTGAATACCGCGCCACTCTTTCCCAAGCGCAAATGGCTCGTTTTCACTCGGACCCGAAATTTGTAGCAAAGTTAAAATTTATTGTAGACAATTCAGACCTGACGTATGCTGAACGCGCTAAAAGGCTTGGATCTGATACGAGTTCAGTACGTAGATTAGCGTTAAAGTATCAGCATCTTAAAGGAGTTCTCTAATGGCTCAGACAAAATTTTCCGGCCCGGTTGCCTCTGATAATGGCTTCATCGGCACTATTGATTCGGCTTCTGCCACCATCGTTAATCTGGCCTGCACGACTCTGACAATTGGCAGCAGCATCCTGACCACGGGCAGTGTTGCTTCGGGCGTTGTCGGTACTGACCAGAAGGGCTATCTTCCGGTCAAGATCGGAGCCACGACCAAGTACATCCCGCTGTACACGACCCTGACTCTGTAATCCACCGGGGGGCGTTAAGCCCCCTTCACCTATTACAGGAGAACAGGCATGTCGATGCAATTTGATGTTTGGGCAGTCAATACTGGCGCATCCAACGCGACCTTTTTTTCGACTAACGTAACGGCTTCCGGCACTGTCACCCTTGCAGCCAATCAGATTGGCAATAACGGCACGGGATACAAAGTTGCGGTGGCTTCCGCTGCTGATGACGATAGTCTGACCATTACGGTCACGGGAATCCCGGTAGGCCGACTGGATGGCGGTACGGTCACGGAGTCTTTTTTGGGAGCGAGTGCGTCAATCGCGTACTCCACCAACTACTACAACACCGTTACGGCTATCTCGCTGAATAAAGTCCCTGCTGGGTCTCTGGCTATTGGTTTTGGTGGCGACCTTGCTCTACCGCGTGCCCGTATCAAGTCGGTGTACTTCGTGGCTGGCGGAACTTCGGGCAACATCACCTTCACTTCGCAGGGTTCTAGCTCGGTCATTCTGAATCTGACCACACCCTCTGCCGTGGTTCAGGGACTTGCGTTTGTGCCGCCGGATGGCATCTTGACGACGAAGAACACCGTGAACGACTTCTGCGTTGTGACGACATCCAACGTGGGTGGTGTCACGATCTTCTGCGGGTGACACATGACCAAAACCCCTGCATGGCAACGCAAGGAAGGTAAATCCGAATCTGGTGGGTTGAACGCCAAAGGCCGAGCTTCCTATAACCGGGCTAATCCCGGTAAGCCGGGGTTGAAGGCTCCGCAGCCTGAAGGCGGTCCCCGTAAGAAATCATTCTGTGCCCGAATGTCGGGAATGAAGAAAAAGCTTACGAGCGCCAAGACTGCGAACGACCCCAACTCCCGTATCAATAAATCCTTACGTGCATGGAAGTGTTGAGATGGAAATGCTCGTTTGGAATATGGTTCTTACGGGAATCGTTGCGGTGTTGGGCTTTGTGGTTAAGGAAAAGTTTGCTGAGCTTCAAAGGCTCGGCATCTTGCTAAATAAGACTCGGGAAGAGGTTGCGCGTGATCACATCACCCGTGCTGAAGTCCGAGAAGATATGCGGCAACTGATTGATAGATTGGAGAAGTTGGATCAGAAAATTGACCAACTGATAAAAAATGCCAAGTAAATCCGGCAAACAACATCGTTTGATGGCCTTGGTTGCTAACGATCCGAAAGCTGCCAAGCGATTGGGTATCCCACAAAAAGTGGGAAAAGAGTACGTCAAGGCCGACAAAGGCCGCAAATTTAGGAGTAAATCCAAGTGAAAGAGTCCAAGGCAATGATGAAGAAAGAAGTGGCCTTCATGAAAAAGAAGGGCGCTCCGAAGTCCATGCTGAAGCACGAAATGGCTGAGATGCGTGGCATGAAGAAAGGCGCTAAGGGAATGATGGGTGGCGGCATGGCCTATTCCAAGGGCGGTTCGGCTTCCAGTCGCGCTGACGGTGTTGCTGTAAAGGGCAAGACCAAGGGCAAGATGGTCAAGATGATGCGTGGTGGAACCTGCTGATGAAACGGTATGCAAAGGGCGGGATGTCAGCAGATACCGAAGCCGATCTTCAAGCCCTCAAAACGCTTCAGCAGCCTGATACCCCCACATTTAGTCGTGGCCCGAAACGCCGTTATCGCCGTGGCAAGGTAAAGCGCTATCCCGATGAAGGTGGTGAACATATGCCTTATGCCAAGCCGATGAGAACGGGCGGTTCGGCGTCCAGTCGTGCCGATGGTTGTGCTGTTCGCGGTAAAACTAAGGGAAGGTTTGTGTGATGGCTAGCAAAAAGCTGAGCGAAATGACGGATGAAGAACGCTACGGCAAGGTCGGCGCAGAGATTCGTCGCCTTGATCCAGAGGCATACAAAAACCGTCCAAAGTCAATGGAAGGTAATTTAAAGCTCTTGAAGGAACTGCGAGCAAAATCTAAGGGCGAAGGTCCT